TATGCCATAGGGTGGATCTGTCACTATTGAATCAAAGTGATTGTCTGGATACTGCTTTAATACATCAATATTGTTACCACAGTGTATTTCATATGTCATTTCATTTCCTTACTCGTCTAGAGGTCTATCATCTAGAGTAACGTGTGTTTCACCTAGTTTCCATACTGGGCTAGCCTTGACCTGCTGTATAGCTTCGCCCAATGATGAAGCCATGATGCGGAACTCATAGTCACGATCCGGCATCTTTACTATGACCTTATAGCGGTGGGTTCTGTTCTCTGTAGATTTCATATATGGCTACCATGGCTGAACTCAAGGCTGCTACCTCATGATTGTCTAGTGTATCCTGAGAGTTCTTGTTGAGTCCAGTCTGTAGGCGCTCTGCGATCAAGCGTAGCACATGTTCTACCTGCCCAGGAAACTTGTCCCTGAATGCTCCACGATGCGCCGCGTTGATCTTCTGCTGGATTCTAGTGTTAAGCACTAGGACATTTTCTTGTTCTTTGTCCACTGATTAGCCCCAAGGATTCTCAATAGAGCCTTGATTGAATGACACGAAGTCACGATCAATCCAGATGCTCCATACTGATTGGTCTTTGTTGACCTTTTTGCTTTCCATCAGCGTGCGCAGTTTCTGGCCCATCTTGGTATATGATCCATCCTGTAAGCGGATAGCCTGCTCACCTGAACGTGGATCAATCCATACTATCTTCTCAGGACGTGAGCGTCCATACTTGTCTAACTTCTCACCTACTGAGTGGCGCTCTAGGGGGCCCATGATCTCGTATGATATACAGCCATTGGCATAGGTCTTGAACTGTACACGCACCTTGGCATCTAGGGCACGCATCTCATAGTCTGGATGTGGCACTGTCATATCATGGAACATGCTCATTGGTTCTTCGTTTGGTAATCTCTTGTCACGAGGAGGGATTGGGCGGATTGGATCCTCTGGTATCAGTTCAGCCTGATCCACATAGGGATTGGCACCTGTGATATAGCGTGGATCTACTGTCTCGCCTTTCAGCACTGCTAAGGCGATCTCATACTTCTTGTCTGGTGCTAGACCTTTTAGTTTGAGTCCTATGCGGGTCTCATCAAAGACGAACTGTTCTAGTTCTTTGGCAGCGGGGAAGTCTGCCTTGAGACCTTCTAATGAGTATTCCAAAGGTTGGTATTCTGGCTTGAACTCATCTACTGATTGAGGGAGATCGTCTAGGATCTCTGGTTCTGGTGCTTGGGCTGATTCCGCGATCTCTGGTTCTTCGTTCCAGACATCCTGAGGGGTTGCTATCTTTTTCATTTCATTTCCTTTTCAAATATACTACAGGGGCCACTGGGGCCCGGCACTGCTTTTACTTACGACCTCTGCGTACCTTTTCGCTGTCAGTCTTGTAACTCTTTGGAGTGAACTCTCCATCTACGTTGGGGATCTTGTCCCAGTAGCTTACTGTTTCTTCAGCATAGTCTCCACGCTTGGCGAAAGCGTTGTGTATGCTAGAGGCCAGTTCAGAACGCTCACCTTTGGCTTCCTTGAATGCGGCACGTTTGCCTGGGCGGGCTTCTTCATTGCCCACACGCTTCATTGATGTATCTTTCTTGATCATTTCTTAAATCCTTTCAGTGTTTCTGCTAGGCGAGCACGCTTACCTTCTACACCTGGCTTCTTAGCGGCAGCGGCTAGTTTCTTAGCGGGGATCTTCTCGCCTTTCTTTACGCCCAATTCCTTCTTAAGGGCTCCGGGCTTCTTGATAGCGCCCTGTATCCATTTTTTATCTGTGGCCATCGTGGTTTCCTTTAGGCTAGTGTGCCAGATTGTATAAACAGGCTCGCTGAACCTGAGATGGTGATACCAGCCACATAGACAGTGACTGGAGTAGCCGGGCCATCACCTGAGGGATAACCATCTTGTCCTGATAGGATCGTATTGAATGGTGCTAATAATATTTCGCTGTTAGCTCTCACTATGATACAGTCTTGGCTGTTACCTTGACCACTGCCTGGATGCTGTACAGTGACTGGTAGGCCTACTGAGAAGTTTACGAAAGCATCATTAGTGCTGGTGTTGACCACTCTGAATACCTGTCCAAAGTTCACAGTGTCTACGGTTCCTGTTGAAACTGAGCCTGTGACCTGGAGCAGGTTGGTATTACCTAGGGGTTGGAATATAGTGCCCATATTAGTCCTTTAGGTTTCCCTTGCGATTATGAACTTGGCGATCCTGGATCTTATCCGGGTTACCAACGAAGTTCTGGCCCGCTTCTGGGGTCCACTTACGCTTTCCTGATTCAACGGGGTTTGAGGATTCTTTGGCTGTGGCTGGTCCTGCTTTCTTACCAAAGCTCGCACCCTTACGTGCTTCCGCTGGTTGTCCATAGTTGCCTCCTGGTTTGCCACCGTGCTGATTGCCGGCATACTTACCGTTGCTTGATCCTTTTAGGCCTTCGCTACCTTGGCCATTAAACTCTAGGCCTGTATCTCTCTGATCGTTCGCTGATCTCATATTATTCACCTTTGCTCATTCTAACAGCAGGGTGATGATCTTCGTGCATCTTACCATCAGCGTGCTCTTCACGTCCAGCCATTAGTGTCTGGTTGTGTGGTCCCTTGTAGAAACCTTCGTGTTCTTGCTTTTCCATCTTTTCTACACGCTTGGACTCTTTGTGACGCATCTCATCTGAACCTTGGCTCTTCTTGATAGCGGCTACGTTGCCCATCTTTTCTGTTTTAATCTTCATCTTCATTTTTTCTTTCCCTTGGGTTTTTTCTTAGCGGCTTCACGCTTCACAGAAAGGGCTATGGCCACAGCCTGTTTCTGAGGCTTTCCTGCTTTCATCTCAGTAGAGATATTCTTTCCTACTGCGGATTTACTAGTTGATTTAATCAGTGGCATCTTCGTCGTCCTCAGTTTTATTTATATTTAGAGCCAAGATCGCTTCTCTAAAGGCCTGTTTCTTAGCATCAACCTGGTCTCCAATCTCTTCTATGGTGATCTCATTGAGGTTGGCCAGTATCTTGTTGCTCAGCAAGGTATGATACTTGTGGGCTAGGTGACTGTCAGTGATACGTGCCTGGATGAAATCTTCAATCAATAACTTCTCATAAGGCACTCCAGCTTGGGACTCAATAGAGTCTAGGAGCCCCTGCACGGTGATAAGAGCGCGGCTGCCTTTGGGACGACCAGCACCGGGGCGAGCACCACCGCGTGAACTGATCTTAGATTTTTTCTGATTTGATTCCGTTGTCATATTTTTATTTATAAGGTGTGCGGGGATTACGGCTGTTATCAACAGTTAAGACCCAATCTCCCTCAGGTAAGGTCACTTTGGACTTGGGTTTGGGGCCACGCTTCTGGGGTATACGTTGATCTTTTGGTATCTCAGATGTCTTCAATACACGCTCACAGGGAAAGCATTTGGTAGCCACGAATCGTTTCTTTGAGTTGGGGTAATAGACCTGCGTAACTATCAGTTGATCTTTTACTGCTTCTTCTCCGCAGTGTTCGCAGGTCTTAGTCTGAGGTTTGGTATAAAACCTATCTTGAGATTTGTTATAGTGTAACAGATGATCTGTTAGGCGTTTGAATGTGTTTGGATCCATACGAGTATTTAAAGCATCGTATGGATCTGGGGATTAGAGAACGATTACCTACAGAGCTTTTTACTTAATCCCAGGATTATACTGTCTGGAGGAATCCATCTCCATTCCATTTCCACAGGGCCCTCAGTGGCATATACTCTAGCATTAGGCATATAGGAAGTAATCTGCACTGGCCTCCATTGACGATTGGTGCAGTTAATCTCTTGGCGTGTGATGTCATAAGTGCCATCCTCGTGGGTGGTCTTGGTCCATAATGATTTTACCAAACCACGATCATAACGATTCACCGCAGTGGATTTATCATAATAATAATGACCGCCTTGAGCATCTGCGGCATACCATTCCCAATCAGCCTGTGCTAAATTCGCATACAGTGAAGCAGATAATAATGCTATGGCTAATAAAATCTTTTTCATTTTGCGTCCTTGTTATCAAGTTGTTCAGAGATTAAGAATACAGCCACTGCTAATAAGATAAATGCCATTGTGTTACCTTTCTGTGTGTGTTGTTGGATTTGTTTTGCTACTATAATAATAGTATAGCATAGGTATTTACAAAAAGCAAGTTGTATTTTCGCAACAAAGAGATAAGGCCCAGCATTTGGCTTTGTGGTAGAAACGGCGAAAATACCTCCACAGCATCCTGCTTTGCGCCGTTAACGGGCCTTACTCTTTATTTAGACTTTTGTTTATACTTCATGCCACGGCGGCGTTTCATATGTTCAGCGTGTGTCATCAGTACGCAGTTGGCCAAGTTCCAGGGCTTTTCTGGATCTAGGCGTGTCATCACCAACTGATCACCAGAGCGACCTCTCTGGGCCCATAGCTCAGGTGTTGACCAGAAATAACAAAAATCTTCAAAGGATAACTCCCATTCTTCTCCACGGAAGTTAGCCTGTGCCCTACGTAGTAAGTAGGGGCGATGTAGTTCGTGCTGATGTGGATCTTGATATAGCCAACAGTGTGGACGTAACACTCCTGCGGCATGGCGGCCTTCTCGTGCCATCATCTACCTCCTATGCCGGTAGTGATTACTAAAGAGTTGGCTTCTGGGATCTCTAGGCTCTTGCGGAACTCTGCTGAAGCACGGTATTCCTGTGCTTCTTTGGCCATCTTGAGGTAGTCCTCAGTGAAGTCACCCTCAGGGGTTATGAAGCCGTTCAGTATGAGATTTACCTTGCCAAAGATTATGGTATCTTCATAGCCCATGTTGACAAAGGCATCTACTATCAGTTTAAGGCTGGCTGTTAATACTTGATCATCAGTTGGCATCAGTGGTCTCCTTGGCATATACTCCTGTTTCATCTACTATGTAGTAGTCATTTCGTACCTGCAGTGTGTTGGGCCAACTGACTATAACCGTATCACCTGGTTCAACCGCTATCTTCACATCTGTGCCTTTGCTAAGGATTCTTGCCCGGGGATTCTGTTCCTGCTGATTGGAGATTATTATACCTCCTGTGGTTTGTTCTTGGCGGGCTATCCTCTGTATTACTAGTTTTGTTCCTACGGCTTGTAGCATATCATTTCTCCTTTAATCGTTTGTAAGCATAACTGCCCAGGACTGTATAGCCCTGTTGTTCATGTAAACGCATGAACGCTCGTTGTTCTGGTAATATTGATGTTGATACTATTACCGGTATCTTGCAGACACGGGCCCAAGTCTCCCACATGGCTAGCATCTGTGCTATCAGGGCTATGCGATGCTTAGGGCTCAGGGTGGGTAACACATGTGCTAATCTGGCTTCTGCTTGTTCTTCCTGTGTCCATACGGGTTTGGCTCCGCGGGTCATCCACGCATAGGCTATCAGTTCGCCAGTGGCATGTAAACGACAGACTAGGAACATCTGATGTGCTCTGTGATGGTGTTGATGGGTGATGGCCAAGGCTACTTGATATTTGAACCAAGTGCGATCTGGTGTGATGATCTCCTGCATGTAAGGCTGATAATGTTGTTCGCAGAGATCTGCTATGTCATCAATATCTTCTGCTTCTGCCAAGCGCCATTCCCAAGGGCCGGTAGTTGGGTCGTATTCATATCGTGGGTTCATCTCTTCCTCGCTTTATATCCTAGTATCTCTGCCGCTCGCCAACCTTTTAGATATCTCCAGTAGAGAGTGATATAGGGGATCTTGGTGATCTCGCTCCATTCTCCCAGTGACAGGGTCTGGTTCTTGTATCGCAACATATACTTGTTCCAGCGGGTAGCCTGGCGGCGAGGCAGTGCCCATTCTAGATTCTTTAGGGTATAGTCCTTGTTGATATTCTTGCGTGCTAGCCTGTGGTCAGGCGTGGGTGGTGGTCCTAGGTGTGTTTCTATGTCTCTTATGAAGTCCCAGCCTGAATGCCAAGCCATGCCAATACCACGAGCACCTACCTTTTGGTAATCTGGATAGGTAGTACAGTAGCAACAGAGCCGCATGTTGGTGTATCTCCTATACAGTGGATGATTCTTTATTCTCATATCAATCAAATAGATTAGTAAAATTACTAGCGGGACCTGTGCCACCTTTAGGTGCAGACCATCCTTGGATGTCGTTGTAGATCTCACGCACTGTCATCAAGGCCTTCCAGGCTGTGGTGCGATGTTTGTATTCGTTCAGCACGCGATCGTGGTTAGGATATTCCTTCAAGATGAAAGCGGCATCTGCCAGGATACCATACTGATCATCTGTGCAGTATTCTGAGTTGAGGTAGATGTCCTCTACGAATGTCAGTATGTCTACCCAGTTCCTAGTGGTAAATGAATTCACAGTAGGTCCCCAGGCTAACTTGCAGTTGTAGGGTATCTTCTTCGTGGTAGGATCAATACAACTATTGAGATGTCCTACTACTCGTGATACCAGATCAATCTGATCTGCGACACTTTCGCAGTGAGGATAGACGACCTGTGGTTTAGCCTGACGGCGACGGGTTGACAGGCCTAATGAACGTTTCTTGGTCATATTGCCGACTCCTTGTATCTTTGTACAGACCCCTTACGA